AGCTATCCTGCGTCAGTGGGCTGCAAGCAAAGACCCACGATTGCAGATGTATTTTTTTGAGGTGGCTTATGGTAAAGTGCCGACAACTAGTAATGTCAATTTGGATGTTACAAAACTAAGTGATGACGATTTACAGCGAATCATTAAAGGTTAAAGCGGCGGCAGAGCTAGAGCTAAGACGAAGACGTGTTAATAAAACAGAATCGAATCCATTAGAGCAGTACCGCTTTGAGACTGTACGCTACATACGTGAGAAGCTAGGCTGGGAACCGTGGGCAGGCGATGCCGAACACCCTGGACAGGTAGAGGTAATAGCAGCGTATGAGCTAGCATTACGCCAGTTGCACGAGCGGGACGATTACGAACAGGGTGTGATTGCGGAGAACGATTTGCAGTACTGGCAACCTGGGCAAGTCATCAAAAACCGTATACGTGTTGAGGCTGGACATACAGTAGGTAAGACAAAGCTGGCATCAGGTATCTTCTCTCATTTCTTTGACACCTGTACACCTTCAATCATTTACAGCTTTGCACCAACGGCATACCAAATTAACAACTTGCTATGGAAGGAAATCAGAGCAGACAGAAGAAAAAATAACCTACCTGGGCGTGTATTGAAAACTCCACGTTTGGATTTTGGAGATGACAATCCAGACCATTTTGCGGAAGGTAGAGCCACACAGAACAGCGATACGGAGTCGGTACAGGGGCAGCATGGTAAGTACCTGATGTTTATCGTTGACGAGGCTGAAGGCGTTGCCGATTTCGTGTATGATGCGATTGAGTCTATGACATCGGGTGGCATCGCTATTGTGTTCATGTTGGCAAATCCACGAACACGCATTAGCCAGTTTCATAAGCAACGTGTGTATAGTGATGTGGCTAACTTTCGCATATCGTGCATCTATCACCCCAACGTGTTAGCCGATAAAGAGCTAGTGCCTGGTGCGGTACGTCGGCAGTATGTCGAGACGATGCTAGAGAAACATTGCGAGATTGTAGATAGGCATGAGCCAGACAATCACACGTTTACATTGCCGTGGCGTGATGGTATCCATAGACCAGATGCAGAGTTTTTGTTTCGTGTGCTAGGTATTGCACCATCTAACCTGTCAGACAATACATTCGTTACGGTCGGCAGATACGAAGCGGCATGTAAAGCGCAGTCGCAGAACGTGGGTGATGATACGCTGAGGATAGGCGTAGACGTTGCTAGATACGGTACAGATAACGGAACAATCTATATCAGGTGGAAGGATGTAATCTGGCGGCATTGCTCCATACAGGGACAAAACACAAACCGTTATCGTGATGAGATTCGCAATGTGTGCGCAGCGCATAAAGCGAAAGGTGCAAGGCGTTTACATTTACGTGTTGACGGCGGCGGCGGTTACGCATCGGGCATCATTGATCCGTTGAGGATTGATATCGATTTCAACGCAATGTTTGATGATGTTGCAATTGTCGAAGTACACAACAACGGCACGCCATACGATGTGAAAAGCTACGCCGATTTAGGTACGGAGATTTATGCAGAAGCCGCCGAAACGTTGAAGGGGTGCGTGATAAGGAATGCCCCATCATTGCTGGAATCTGATTTAACTGAGCGCACGTACACATTTGTAAACAAGTCAGGGCGCACGGTGAAGAAGTTGACGGAGAAAGAGAAGTTCAAGGATGCCAATGGGCGCTCGCCTGATGACGGTGACGGTTTTTGTTTATGCGCAGCACCAGACGTTATATTTAGATACATGAGTCCAGCGGGATTAGTTGATTTTGCGTAGGTAAACCATAACCATGTTAACAAGCGATAACTTCAACGAAATTGTAAAAGTTGGGCAAACATGGCGATTGCATTACAACGAAGGAAACCGCAATAACGCTTTGCTTCACATCCGTGCAATCGTGGATGACGAATACATAGTTGTTCGTGTGTGGCATAATGCGCAATGGAAATATAGATTAGAGACTATTAGCTCTTTTATTGCTAGTTCGCAGGCTGGGTATTTAATATTAGAGAATAGTTGACGGCTAATGACAATTATGGATTACGAATGGTATCCAGACGATTACAATAATTACTTTTTAGAACAATGGTACTGTGATATTGGAAATGCTCAATTGTGCATAGGGAGACGGGGTATACTTGGATTGATGTATGGACACATTTATATCACAGTAGGCGAACATCTTTACGAGTATGGTAATTTATTGAAACGAAAACAGGTCACTGATTTTGAGTCAGCAAAACGACATGTCGAGAGTATATTCGATAAAATGCTAGATACAATGCGTAGCACTATTTTTGATGGCTAATGACAATTATGGAACAACTCACGAACCGACAGAAAGAGGTGATGTCACAGATTGTTACAGGCGCAACACAGAAACAGGTTGCGAGAGAATTGCAGCTATCACCGAACACTATACGTAACCATCTGGCAAGCGCACGCAAGGCGACAGGGTGCGTATCGACTATAGAATTAGCTGTTAAGTTTTATGTGGAGACTACACAAACCAATGGATAAAAAATTACAATACAGAGAATCTTATTAAGCAAAAACTTAGTACATAAGTACCTATTGTAATTTTCATTTCATCCGCTATAATTTCTATAGCGGATTTTTTATTTTCAACGGACAACACGAATGGCATTGTTAGACGGCATTGCGAGACGACTAGGATACACGAAAGCGCAGGTGAGTGATGCGCCTACATGGTTGCGTGCTGATGCTGAGTCGGCACAATACACAATACCCGATAGAGCATTGCCAGAGGCACAGCTAGAGCTATACCAGCGTTTGTCGTGGGTACAGATAGCCGTTGCGGCGGTAGCAGAACAGGCGGCTACGACAAAGTTCAACGTGATGGCGATGGATGGTGAAGATACAGACGCTATCGAGAATCACCCGTTTGAGATGTTGCTCCGCAAACCAAATCCGTTACATAGCCGTTTCGAGTTTCTAGTATCCACTGTTAGTTGTCTCGCGCTGACAGGTAACTGTTACTGGTGGCTCAATCGTAGCAGCGAGAAGAACACGCCTGATGAATTGTGGGTGTTGCCTCCGCATAAGGTGAAGCCAATTCCAGATGGGCGCATGTTCCTTCGTGGCTATATGTATGAGCCAGACGCAGGCGTAAATGTTCCGTTAGAGGCGCATGAGGTTGTCCATTTTCGCAAGTGGCATCCGCTGAATACGTTTGTTGGACTATCGCCTATTGAATCACTCGCCACAGATGTTGAGGGCGAGATGGCAATGCAGAAATGGAACACAAACCTTTTCGCAAAGGATAACGCCAAAGTACCAGGTGCATTAGCGTTCGCTGACCCAATCAATGATTCCGATTGGTCACGCATGAAAGACGAAATCAAGCGGGAACATGGCGGCACAAAGCGTAGCCTGATGATGTTGCGCAATGTCGGGCAGGGTGGTGTGCAGTGGGTACAAATGGCAATGTCGCAGAATGACATGCAATTTCTACAGGCACGCACGTTTACCAAAGAGGAAATCTTTGCCATTTATGCGCCTGGGCTATCGTCCATTTTGGCAGTCAATGCAACGGAAGCAAATAGCGTAGCGGGTAAGTCAACGTTTATCGGCATGGGTGTATACCCTAAGCTTGTGCAAATTGCCGAGAAAATTACCAACGACATTCTACCATCATACGGCGATAACTTAGTTGGCGAGTTTGAAGACATTCGACCAAGTGACAGACTGTTAGCATTGCAAGAGCAGCAAGCCGCCGAGCGTGTGCATACGGTGGATGAAATTAGGCAGAAGTTCTACAACGAACAGCCGATTGGTGATGAGCGTGGCGCTTTGCTTGTAGTCGAAACTAACCGTATGTCGCCACAGATTGAGCAGCCAGCGCCAGAGCCGATGTTGCAGCAGCCTGGAAACAATGCGCAGGCTAACCAGAATTCGCAACCAGACAAGCCGCCAAATGATGCGCAGCAGCAAGCGCAACAGGACAAGCAAACGGTAGCTAAAGATAATCAGAGCGGAAAGTCTGCACTAAAGACAGCGCAAGTAAAAGTATATACTAGTGTAATGGTGTCGTTTTTTATGCCAACCGATATTGCAGTTCAGTTAGCCGAATTGCAAAGATTACTTCCAGTTTCTGCAGAGATTGTACCGGCAAGCGAATTGCATTTGACGCTTGACATTATCGGCAAGGTTGACGAGTACGACGAAGCGAGACTGTCACATTTGAAGGACACGATCAACCTATTTCTCTCTAACCGTCAACCTCTTTTCGGTAGATTAAATGGTTTGGGTAGATTTCACAATGCAGATGTAAGCGGAACTGATGTAATTTACGCATCATTTGATAGCGTAGATTTGCCTGAATTTAGACAGTCACTAGTTGAGGCGTTGCGCTTGGCTGGGTTCGAGTCGTCATCTGACTATGGATACCAGCCACATGTTACACTTGGTTATGTAACGAAAGACACGACAACTCCGATGTTAGCATTACCTAAAGATGAGATGTTTTTCGATCAACTGTATCTTTCAATTGGTGGAAATACATTAAGTTTTATATTTGGTAAATTTCACGAATTGTTGCCAAATCCGCTTGGCTTTCGTCCTACAACTGATGCCGCTAAACGTGCAGAGGTGAAGGCGTTTAAGGCGTGGCTAAAGAAGCGACCGCAAGCTGACATTCACATGTTTAAGGCTGAGTATCTTACACATGATGAATTGCACGAGATCGCCGATGACATTCGAGGAGTGGCGACCGAGCAGCCTTTTTTTACGCTACCAGAGACGTTTACCCGTGAAAGTGTAAAGGCGTTGCTACTGCTAAATCCAGATGACGACGAAGCCGAGCAGAAAATACGCATGGAGTTAGAGCGACGCAGCGCACGCAACATTGACAAAGCTTTCACTGAGATGGTGAACACACTTTATCCCGCTGGCTATGATGGTTTTGGCGGCGCATTCATTGACCCGAACATCGAAGCTAGCCGCATTCAGAGAGCATTTCGAGAAGAGCAGGCGTTACGGGATGCGGTAAGCAGAGCGTTGATTGATAGTGCCGACTTGGGCGTGAGTATCGGTATTGCACAGCTTGAAAGTGTTGGCATCGGCTTCGATTACCTACTTGCACACACAGCAGCGAGAGATTGGGCAATTGCCTACACGGATACATTGCTAGAACAGATGGCAATTACATCGGGCAGGCTAGTTGGTAGCACAGTTGCACGGTGGTTTGAAAATGGTGAGCCGCTCGAACAATTGATACAGGATTTAGAACCTGTATTTGGACGTAAGCGAGCCGAGAGAATCGCCGCCACTGAGGTGACGAGAGCCGCAGCACAGGGGACGGTTGCAGCAGGCATTGAGAGTGGCGTGATTGATCATCAACCATCTATCCGTCCACCTGAAAACACTCACGTAAATTGTCGATGCTGGTTAAGTATTGCGTTTGACGAAAACAACAAAGGGCATTGGATATTCAGAAGTAGCCGTGATGAGCGAGTTTGCCCAATCTGCGCACCATTGGAAGGACGGCGAGTGTGAGCGTATCAATTCAAATCAAAGGCATCGACGAACTTATCCGCAAGCTTGGTAAAGCGGAAGGCATGAAGCACCTACGAGCACCGATGCAACGAGCAGTCTATCGTTTGCAGGCACGCATGGCACAGTATCCGGCGCAACGCCCGAATAGCAGCTATCGACGCACAGGCACGCTTGGTAGGAAGTGGACGAGTAAAATAGAGCAGAGTAGCACGTCTATCACAGGTAGAGTCGGCAACAATACCGAGTATGCACCACTGGTTCAGTCATATCGATTTCAGGCTCGCATCCACCGTGGATTGTGGCAGACTGACAGATACGTAATGGATACAGAACACAGAACGATTGTGCGTGACTTTGAGAATGCAATAAGTGAGGCGCTGAGATAGTGAATAACAGCTTTGAACTTACACAAAACAGTGGTATAATTACGAATAGTTCAGGTGATGGGATTTGGGTAAGTCGTCAAGATTTACTTTCAGAGCATCAGGCGTTACTGAGCAGGTTGCAGCATGTACGCAAACTGTTAGGGCTAGAGCCATTGCCGACACGAAAGCAGCAACAGTTGCATAGACGGTAGGCGGGGATAGGTGGAATCATGTACGGAGTAATACCGATACCGAAACCAGAAACGGGACTAAAACTTGATAATGGAAAAATCAGGGAGATGACGCCAGAGGAAAGAAAGGCGGCAGGATTAAAACCAAAGTCAAGCAAAAAGGAACGTTCTGGAAAATAGAAGTTTGTACGTTGGACAATTAAATAAATAGCCTTTAGTGCATACACTCACGGCGCAATTTGTAGGGGTTTATCTCCTATAGATTGCGCCGTTTTTATTTGGTGCAAATCATGGATAGAAAAGCGAGTATCAAAAGCATTACAACGGACACAGTAACGATTGCGGGTTATGGCGTTGTGTTTGGTGGCTCCGATTTGGATGGTGAGACATTCACCAAAGACACAGATTACATGCTGGATTTAGTGCCAAACAAATTGACGCTT